GTACCAGCTTGGTTCAAGTTGCTTGCGGTTCCGCCCATATCGTTTTTATTTGCTACTGTCGACTTAGTGTTTGCACCATTGTCACCCATTGTAGCACTTACTTTTTCAACATACTCGCGCATTTGCTCGCCTGCTGTTTTTGGTTCTTTTGATTCTTCAACTTCTTCGTCAGTTGCTTCATCTACTTCTTCGTCTGTAGCTTCGTCAACTTCTTCGTCAGTTGCTTCATCTACTTCTTCGTCTGTAGCTTCAAATGCAAACGCTTCTTCTTCTGGCTCTTCTTCGCCTTCATCGTCGTCGCCTTCGTCATCGCCAGCCATCATTTTTTCAAATTCTGCTTTTAGGTCGTCTAGCGCATCTTCTAGGTCTTCTACACGATCTTCAACATCGCCTTCGCCTTCTTCGTCGCCTTCTTCACCTTCGTCGTCCATGCCTAGGTCTGCCATCATGTCGTCAGTTGGATCACCGCCCATGTCTGCCATTGGATCTGCTTCTACTTCAAACTCATCTAGGTCAAAGCCTTCTTCAACTTCTTCGTCAGTAGCTTCGTCTACTTCTTCGTCAGTAGCTTCGTCTAAATCTTCTTCTGACTCGTCTACTTCTTCGTCAGTAGCTTCGTCTACTTCTTCGTCAGTAGCTTCTTCAACTTCGGCTTCGTCTTCTAGTAAACCTTCGTAGATATCACGTGATTTTTCAACTACAATCTCGTGGAATAATTCTTGTGCTGCTTCTTTGTCTTCATTGACAAGAAGCTCTAGCATCTTTTCAAACTTATTTTGATCTGCCATTTTTAACTCCTATAAATGTTTTGTACACTCAAGAAACATCGAAGATGCTTCCTTTGTGGGGCTGTCAATATATATTTACATTATTTTTGAAAAAGTACGTAGAAATAGGCTCAAAATGAACCAAAAAATTTAATTAACAAATTTTTCTATAAAATCTGCAACAGAAATGTGTTTTAGATTGTTTAATTTAGTAAATTGTCTAGGAATAAAGTTATTTTCTCCTAACACTCTTATATATCTCTTGTCGGGGTTGTTAAATATGACACTATAAGTCTGTCTCTCCCAATTTCCATAATATGTTGCAGGTGCATCACTTTTTTTATAATTGTCAGTATCGGCGTATATATTATTAACTGTATTATCTTTGCCTATGCCTTTATAATCAAAGCCTAGAATGTATATTTCATTATTATTATGAATAGAAGCTAAATGGAGTGCAGTAGGTCCACTGCTCCATCCTTTTGTTGGTTTAAAAAAATTAAATCCAGTCATTCGGTGATATAACTTATTAGGATTTGTCCATACTTCGTTGCTATGTTGATAACGTGCATTATTAATTTCTATAATCATTTTAACATCAACTGAAATTAGATAATCAGGAGAATACTCTCTAAAAAGAGCATTACATCCGTATGTTTTACCTTTTGACTTTAATTGATTTAAATTAATTGGCTTTCGGCTTACACCATTGCCGATAACAAATGCTGCTAGGGACATTAGAGATCTGCTTGTTGTTGCGCTGCTATTCCGTACATTTGCTTTACAAATTCAAGTTCTTTTAGTTTTTCTTCATTGTGTAACTCAGACGATTTACGAATTTTTTGAATTTGTTTTAGACTTAACCGTGTTTTGCGTGTATCTTTTTTATCCACAACGGATTCGTCGTCGTTAGCATCGTAGCGTTTATCTTCTACTGGCTCAACTGTTTGTGGATCAAAATAAAATAGTTCACGTAGTATCATATTATTATTTATATCGTTTGTTCAGTTCCGGGTGCAGTAGTAGATCCTAGTTCTTGTCCTGTTGCTGTTTCAGGTCCTGCATCAGTGCCGCCATCAGCTGTATCTGCATCAGGATCAACTTCGTCTTCAAGGTTAGACATATCGTCGCCAATGCCTGCACTTGTTATTCCAGCGTCACGCATTTCTGCACTTGCGTCACCTGGAATAGGATCTAAATTCTCTTCGTTTTCTTCTCGCCATAAACGTTCGTTTTCTGCAAGTTCCTCGTCTGTCATGCCTAAGAAACGTTTCATAGCAAAACGATTTGAAATATAAGGTATAGCACTCATTTGTGTATATGTTGGTACACGAGCATTATCAATTTCACTTTGTCTATACGCTGCAAAATTTTGCGGTGGTTGAAATTTAAGATCAAACATTGCAACATCAACGTTCATTCCTTTTTCAAGAAGATATCTTTTAAACTCTTGATCAAATTCTTCAACAACTAAATTTTGTAAACGTTCGCAATACGTATTAAATCGCAGTTCTTGAATATATGCTGTGCCCACTCTGCCATCATTATACTGCGCTGCACTATCGTCGGCACCTGTGGGTAAGTATGAGCTAGGAATGCGCAAGCCTCTAACCAATTTATTTGTAAAGTATCTAAGGTCATCAATTTCTCCTAGGTTAGTTCCTCCAGGAAGTGTTTCTACTTTAGAACCTCTGCCTTCAGCAGTTTGCGGGAAAAAGTAATCTTCGTTGATTGACAGGGGATTGTATGAACTGTCTATGACATTTTGGCCTCCGCCTGTGGACGATGGGATACGTCTTTGATGTATTTCCGTTTTAACACGTTCTACAAATTGCATAGCAAGGTGTGATGGCATGTTACCCACATCAACATAGAATACTCTTCTTTCTGGTGCTCGTTGTACACGATAGATAATAATAGCATCTTCAAGCAATTCTTTTTGCTTGTATACTTTAAAAATTGTTTCTAATAAACTGTTACCAAATGGATAGTTGTTGTCTAAACCTTCTGACAATGAAAGATGTACAACGTGTTCTGCATCAACTGTAACTTCCCCATCGTCAGTTGTAAATCTGCTGCCACTCATGCTAGACTGAGGTTGTCCTACCATGCCACGAGCGCCGCCAGTGGGTTGATATTGTGATCCGCCGCCGCCAGTTATGTTGCCGTTTGTTTGATATGGTGTTGTAGCAATACCGTCTTTAAAATTAAAATTAATATTTTTAATTACATACTGTTCAGGAACTTTACCTTCTGATTCGTTTACAATAATGCGTGATACGTTTGCAGGATCAACATGAAACCAACGCTTAGTTTCTGGATCGCGTAGGAAGAATTGATCCCCCATTTTGAATACATTGCGTAGTATTCTAAAAATCTTTGTTTCAAAATTCTGTAGCTTGTTCCACTGTTGTAAATATTTTTGAACAATAGTAATTTCTGAGTTAGTTGCTTTTTGTTTAAAATCAATAATAAAGGGTGTATTATTTTGTTTATTCTTTTGTGTGCAAAATTCAGCAAGAATATCTAATGCAGCGTTAACTTCACTGTCTAAATCCATTGTGTTATATTGCCCGTAGCGTTCAACTCTGTTAGGTGAACCTACATAAACATCAGGCAAGTAGCTCGAATAGTTGGATCGCGCAGGTCCTGCCATGTTGCCGCTATTTTTTGATGTAAACGGACTATAACTACCGTTTTGATTATCGCCTGTTGGTACAGGTGTAAAATATTTTTTCCAACTCATTTAATTCTCCATTAGCCCGGCAATACACTTACTGAGCTTGTTGCAATGTTACCGCTTGCTAAATTTTTTGTATTTCTTTGTACGCCTGCTTCAATATCTCTAATTTCAGATAATACAGCTAATACCGATCCCATTGTAGCGTTTAGTTGATCACTGTTACTGCTGCCGCCACCTATTGAATCCATTTTAGCTACTACATCTCCGGCGTTAGTACCTTTACCTGGGCCAAATTTGTTATCTTTAGCAAGTTCGTCATTTAATTTTCCAAGAACTACTACTAAAGACTCCATAGCACTAGTATACGTTCTAACGCCGTTGATGTCAAGTCCTTTTTTCAATATTTCAAGATTATTTTGTAACTCTGGTATTGAAGCAAATGACTGCACTACAGATTGTGTCTGTTGTAGTGCTGCTAGTCCTGTTTGTGCTTGTGTCGGATCTAAACTTGCAGGATCAGGAGCTTCAGGAGTTTCTACTGCTGCTGTCTCATCACCAAAAAATGATTTGCCTTCTCCGCCTAACCATTTTGGTATGTACTGTTTAAAGTTTGGCATTTCAAAATCAAACGTAAAGAACCCTTTAACTTTATCAATTATACCTTGGAATAAATCTTTTATGCTTGGTATTGCTAAATCACCAAAACCAAACATACCTGTTACTGTTTCCCATGCTGTTGTTAACAATCCTGATATTGAAAATCCGGTAGCCTCTTGTCCCCATGTAAAGAATCCTTTTACTGTTTCCCAAGCAGTACTTGCTAATGTTGATATTGAAAATCCAATAGCATCGGCTTGCCATGTAAAGAAGCCTTTGACAGTTTCCCATGCTTTTGTTGCTAGTGCAGAAATACTAAATCCTTCTTCTCCAAAATCAAAGAACCCTGTTATCTTAGTCCATGCTTCGCTTATTAAAGTACTGATTGCATATGTTGCTTCACCTTCACCAAAGCCAAACCAACCAGTAACTGTATTCCATAATTTTGTAAGGTCTTCAGAGATACTAAACTTTGTATCAACAAGTGTAAACCAGCCTGTTACTGAATCCCATGCTTTTGTAGCAATATCTATAATGCTGTAATTTCCATCTTCGCCAACAGTAAACCAACCTGTCACTGATTCCCAAGCTGTACTAAACAATCCACTTATTCCAGTAGCAGCATCTCCTAGTACATCAGCTCCCCATGTGAATGCACCTGTTAACATATCCCATGCTCCGGCCAATAAGTCCTTCATAGCTTGAATTCCAAACACTGCCACAACTGCTGCTGCGATGCCTGCAGGAATAGCCAATACTGGTGCGGCAATAGCTGCGCCGATTCCAACTAATCCGCCTATGAATAAAGTACCCCAAGGTATGTCAAAGTCAAACATACCATCAGCAAATCCCTTTGCTGCTGCTGTAATGCCTTCTAATACAATATTACCGCTATCACCAAATGCTTTTGATATTGTTCCGCCTTCGCCAAACAAATCTCCAATTAAACCTTTTACTTGTACAGTCTTTTTACCATCTGGTGTATCAATTTCTTCTTCACCGCCAAATAGTGCTGTGCCTAATCCGTATTTTTTGAAATTGTCAACAAAGCCTTTTATCGAGTCAAAGAAACTATTCATAGTAGCTTCTAGAGTCCCGTCTTCTATTATCCCAGTAATCTTTGTTGAAAAGTCTTTTACCATAGTTCCTGCTGCTTCAAAAATGCCACTGTCTACAAATGCTTCTTGTATAATACCTCGTGCGGCACGTATTGCTTCTTCAAACGTAGTAAATGCATCGGTAGTTTTATCTCGTGCGTCTTGTTCTTTCTTTGCTGCGCCTAAATCTCGACCTGCAACTTTCATCAGTTGTGGTATAGTATCTAAAAATTCGCCCATCGCTGGATTTGCTTGACGCAGAACGTCGATCATTTGTTTTTGTTCTGCTGCTGTACCTTTGGCAAATCCAGATAAACCTTCAACACTGTTTTCTAGAGCTTCCTGCAAAATCTTTGGGTCGGCGCCTTGACCAATTTGTTTAAGTGCGTCTTGCACAGCAGGACCTGCATCGCCCATCATTGCTAAAAACTGACCGGTTTCAGGACCACTAGGCATTCCGTCCAATAAATCTTTCAGGGCGGCGCCTGCTGGGCCGCCAACATCGTCAATAAGTCCCAAACTCAATTGAAGATTTTTACCTGCTTCAGTAAGGTTCCCTTCAGCATCTCTAAATGCATTTAGCATGCCACGAATACCTGCATCAGTTGCTTGTTCGCGTAATGCTTTTTCTGCTTCTTCTCTAGTCTTGCCTGTTACTTTAGCAAGTAAATCAACTTGTTTTAAATAATCTGCACTTCCGGCTGCAAGCTCTTCTGTGCTCTTTCCTTGGAGAGTACCCATACGTGCTTGCAGGTCAATATAATCTCCCATGCCTTCGTTAACTTCTTCAACAGTAAATCCCATGTTTTTAAGAGCAGCAAAGTCTCCAGACTTTTTAATGTTGTCATTCATCTTTTTAAAGCGTTCAGCACCTAGGGTAACACTTCCGCCTAATGCTGCTAAGTTGTCTGCATTATTAGTTATAAGTCCAGCAAACTCATCTAACGACAATCCCATTTGAGCAGCACTTCTACGTGTTTCCATCATGTCATTGCCAAATGCAGCACCTGTTGCACTTAGAGTTCTAAATGTAGAAACAGTGTTGTCAATGTATCCAGCAAAGCCGCCCAGCAATCCGCCAACAATTGGAATGTGCTGTGCAAAGTCTGATAGATTATTTCCACCGTTAACAAATTCTTTAGCTAGACCTGTAAAGCCACCTACTACTGATCCTAACAGCCCGCCAACAGCATTCATAGATGCCTGGCCTAATTTTTTAATAGTGTTTGTAGTCTTCTTAGTTTCTTTAGTATTTTCTTTTTTAGCTGTTGAATTTTCTTTTATATGCTTAGAAGATTCGTCCATTACTGCCTGCATCTTCTTAGTAATGTCAGCAGGATTAACGCCTTTTGCTTT